GACTATGGTGAAGAAAATGATACGACATTTTATGTATTGATGGAATCTGCATGGGATGAAAAAATGGAAGCTATGGATGCAGTATTTGATTCAGTAGATAAAAATATGAAACCGTATTATTTTGCAAAAGAATGTGCGATGGAATACTATGTATCCAATGACGTTGATAATAAATATTTTGGAGATTATTATGTAGATTGGTATGAAGAAGACTTTGTTTTGGCTGTATTATCCGGAGAGCTTAAAAGAATTAGAGAGCTCGTTGGAGATGAAACTTTCTATACAGCTAGAGAACTTAGATCGTCTTTAGCTAAGCTATTGCATGATCCATTTACTAAATTGGATAAACTTATTGAAAAGATTAATGACCGTGAAGAATATGATCCAGAAAAAACTGGAATAAGTTTATGTATCCATAAGATCAAAAAAGTAGATAAATAAGGGAGGTCTATAGATGGCCTCTCCATTCGAGTATTACAAAAAAATTAATGAAGAGGTCTTCTCATTACATCCTGATGTAACTTTAAAGATTTCTGTATTAATCAATCAGCCTATAGAGACGAGAACGCATGAGACTTTCATTAATGAGCTCCATAATGAGTTTGTAACCGATAAGGGGGCAATTACGACAAATATAAAATATAAATATAATTTGTCTTTGTCCCCTAAACGGTTTTACTCATATGGATTACTTATTGATTGGGAGAATTATGCAGACTTAATAGACTTTGTTGATGATATAGTTTATCTAGGGGATACAAAGAATGACCTCTCTCCATTTAAGATTGTAAGAAATGAATTTGATGAAGTCGTAAATATTAAATGCGATAGTAGCATTAGTAAGACAATACGTTTAGAAGATGCTTTTGGAAATTCTATAGAGGCTAGACCAACAGTTATCTCTTATAGAAATAATACAAAAGTATATCCTGGAGTACGTCTTGCATTTGGTGAACAAAATGATCTAGCATATGATGTAACACTAAAACGTTTTAGAGGATTCCAAAGATTCTTAATGACATTTAATCCATTGCATCTAGCTAGTAATATGATTAATTATCTAGTAACGACACCGTTATTAGGAACCAATCAAAAAATAATAAAACAATAGATGACTGGTATGGAGAAATTCTCCATACCAGTTTATTTTTTGTATTATACAGTAAACATAATTGGCTGATGAGTATTTGCTGGATTTACATAGTTTTCCCTCAGATAATCTACAATTTCTTGACGGCGATTAGCCTGCTGTTCTAGTTCATCTAGTTTAAGATTTACTGTAGCATACGCATTTTCAATACCTTCAAAGTGTTTAAGATATTGGAATAGCCATGTGGCTACATCAGCTGTAGCTAGATTTTCAAATGTTTCCATTTTAGTTGGTTCAATAGTCATCAAGTTTGATGGATGCTTTACATATACAGCAATCTTTACGCCTTCAATGATTTGGTATAGATTATCATTCAAAGCCATATCTAATTTAACTCTATTAGGTGGTTCCCAAATGACATTAATAGTCGAGTTAAATAGACTAGCGATATCTGCATATTGTTGTGCCATAAGAATAGAATCCATATCCATACCACGTTCTAGAATATTATAAATACCAAAACCAGTATTATGGTTAATACCTAGATGAGAGTCTTGGATTTTATCCCATTCAATATCACCAACACCTAATACTTCAAGATTATCTGGGATATGTCTATCTAATAGATACCATTCCCCAGTTCTATCTCTATCTTCTTTAGTTAATGCCACATCGATTTTATGTGGGAAGAATCTACTAAATGTAGTCAGTGTATCTGGGATAATGACTTCTTTTGGCCAGTTCTCTTTAGCTAATTCTGGTTGTAGCCCTAAGGGAGCTGTGCCAAGACGTCGCTCAATTTTATTAACGACATCTGACATTCTGTTATACATATTATAGCCTCCTTTAAAAGAGAATTGTATTAATATATTATTGAATTGAGGTGATATAAATGAATTATTATAAATATTATGATTTTCAAAATTTTGTGTTTAATATGTTTACCTATTTAGATGGAAGAATTGGTCCAATCAGATCTAATGGTTATAAAGTATTCGACACACAAAGAGACGTTGTTGCGCTAACTAGACCATTCAACAGTATAGAGATTTATACTCAGAATTTTAACGATTATATAAATTCGTTTCAAATAATGGATATAAATCTTATTAAGACTATAATTACTGAAATATTAGCACATGAATTAAGCCATGTGAATCAGAAAATAAATTATTCTATAATTGGTTTGTATAGCGAGAATAATTTAGGCTTTGAGGATTATATTAAATTTATTGAGTCATCTAATGTAGATAATTCAATAAGATTTCTCGAATCCCACGCCCAAGAGATATTTAGATTATTTGGTTTTATTTTGAATGTACCATATTTAAAAACCAAACGCGAAATTGCTGGATTACCTAATAAGTTTATTTCTAAAGCCACATGCTTTGAAGAGTGTTGGGTTCAGTCTATGAGTCTATTATTTAAAGATAATTCTTTTAAGAATGCTAAGAATATTTATGTGACTAAGAACAATGGTTACAAATATATCATTAAGCAAAATGGATTATACAATTATGAAAAGACTGTAGCTAATGAATTAGATTCATTAACAGCAAAACTGGTTACATTTAATAATATTATAGAAACCGATGATACGTTATTAATCAACTACTAATAAATTTAATACGGTAACGAAAAACTCGTTACCGTATTATTTTTTATACTTTGGAGCAATATTCTCGAATTTCTCTTGAGATATATTCTTCTGGTTTCATAATGACAGTACTACCATCTTCATTGAAAAGACGAAGACTACCGTTTTCCATATACATTACATTGTCATAGCTTGGAGTACCAAAAGCTTCCATCATAATATCAAGAATGCTTGATTCTTGTTTGATATAATCAATAATCTGCTGATTCTGAATAGGGATTAAACGACCACTGTAATTCTCTTGAACTACAAATTCATTAGTTTCTTCAGGATTCATTGAAGCAGATTCTTGAACTAGTTTTTCAGTATAGGCTACTTTATGAGATGGGTAAATAACTCTATCCCATGTAATAATACGAAGATTCTTTACATAAGACTTACCACCCATACGAGAAAGAGTGCCTAAAGCACGAAGACTAAAAGATGGTTTTTCACCATCCATTAAATCACGGTTAAAATCATCACCTAGTTCATTATTCGTACCAGTAACTAATCCCTTGATTAGCTTACCTTCGTTCCAAAGCTTAAGATACTTACAGCAAACTTTCATTGGATCAATAGTTTGCTGACGTTCTAGCTTATCACTAAGTGGGTGACCATTCTCACCTTTCATATTACCGGTGTCAAGAAGTTCTTTTGTACGTTCACAAACTAATTGAGGAAGAAGTTCCTTGCTAGTATAAATACGATGGTTACGGTTTTCAGTATCCATATCCTGCAATACAGCTTCGGCTACAATTCTACCAGATTTTTCTTCAGTGATTCTAGTTACCGCCGCAGTTGTAGGAGATTCATGGATAATATATGGAATAATATTATTACTCATTTGTATTAATTGCCTCCCCTGGAAAGATTATTATTTTTTATAAAATTTACATATATGTTCGAGCGAAGGCTTTTAAGCGAAGGCCATATTTAACTTTATTATAATGCAGGATATAAAATGCCAAATTTATATCAAGGAGGGAAATAAATGTTTTCTGAGTTTAAAAAGAGAAATCAAAGTATTAAGGGTAATCTAATACGAAGTGATATGTATAACCTGCTAAGAGAAAATACTTTAGTCAGATATAATAAATATAATGTGACTAAAGTATTAGAACACAGTATGGAATTAGATGCAAATCAAACTAAGTCAGTATTAAAAGCAGTAGATTTCTATTTAGAAAATTTAATCAAGAATCCTCAAGAGACAAAACGAAATGAAAGAATTATTCTTGAGTATGTAAGCAAGGTAAGAGATATTAAACAATTTAGAGATTCTTTTAAACGTCGTGTTGGAGTTTATAGAAATAAAGTTCATAAAGCACACAAAATAATTAAAGACCATAAAGAAAAATTTAAGTCTTTAACAGCAACAAATAAAAAAGCAGAAGATGCTGAAAAGGCAGTTAATGAATTTTGTGATTTAATTTTAGAAACAGTTAATCACAGTTGTTATTATGATAGAGTAAGAAGAAATTATAAAGCAATATCGAAGAGATTCGATATTGATAAATTAATTCAAAGTCGAGTTACACGTATTGAAAGAGCTATTCCATGTACAAATGTAATTTGTGAATTTATTGAAACCTATAATCTAACTCCAATGCAAAAATTACAGACGGCTATTGAAACCTGCTTTTATGGATTTTCAATTAATGGTTGCCCATATGACTTTAGAGCCGTATTACATACCATCGTCAGCTTCTTCTATTTTAATGAAAATCTAACTAAAGATGAAGTCTCTAGTGTATTATCTAGAGTAGGATTTGCTATGGAATCTTTAAATCAAGTTAATATGGATGAGATTGTAAATAAATCAATTCCAGATACAGTAGAGGATACTTCATATGGAGTTACCCCATTAGAGAAGTATAATATTTATTATAATTCTTTAGCTAAACAAGAATCTTATAACCCAGCTGTATTTAAAGATTTCTTAAATACTGTATTAAAAGAATGCAATTACCACATTTTTGAATCTATGTTTCCGTCTATTGTAAATACAGTAGACTATATTTCAGCTAGTAATTCATCATATACAAAGAAAGATTATTTTGAAATCATCAAGGAATTTTTCTCAGAAAATATTGGTGCATTACCGTATGCTACAATGACTTATTGTAATAGATATCTTATGGAAAATAATACTCTCGAAGGAGACACCAGAGATAATTTTATCAAAGAACTCAATACTGTAGTTGATGCAAATAATAATTGGTTCTCTAAACAGATGACTTTATCCGAAGGAACTCTTATGGGTAAAATCGATGCAGTCATTGATAAATTTAAATCTTCTCTAACTACTTTAAGCGATAAAGAGAAAATGGCTTCAGCTACATTTGACTCAGCTGTTGAATCAGTAAAAAAAGCTATTATGGAAGTCGGAGAAGATGAAGCTAGAGAAGACGTTATTGCTGATAGATATATTCCAAGAGCTAGTCGTATAGTCAAATTGACATTAGCTATGGGTTTAGGCTATATGATAGCTCCAACTTTATCAATTATTGGTCTTTTCTTCTTTATTGCTAAATCTCTTCAGCACAGAAGAGATGAACGTCGTAAAATTCTAAATGAATTAGATGTAGAAATTGATATGTGCAAAAAATATATCAAACATGCTGAAGAAAAAGATGACTTTGAAAAGATGAAACGATATAAATTAATCTTAAAGAAGCTATTAGACACAAGAGAAAAAGTTAAATTCTTAATGGTTTCCAAAGGCGAAAATATTTATTCAGCTGATAATAAAAATGATGATGAATAAGGAGGCCAGCAGAAGTTTATGAATAATAAAACATTTTTAGAGAATTTATTAAAAGAAATCAATGAAGATAATGTAATTCATGAAGCTCCAGAATTAGTAAAAAATCCATTAGATAGAAATAATAATCAGACGGATGTTCCAGAACCAGATGATGACAATAATAATGATACTGGTGATGCTGGAGATAATACAGACGATAACGCTCAAGATAATAATGCCGATAACGGGGCAGACGCTGGAGCAGATGTACCAGAACCAGATGACCCAGATGCAGCAGGCGATGATGTAGCTGGAGATAATACTACAGATGATAATGCTCAGGATACTAATGCTGATGCTGGTAATGAAGATGTTCCAGAACCAGATGATCCTGGGGATGATAATGGAGATACTGCAAACGATCAAGGTGGTGACGCAAATGAAGATACCACGACTGACGACACTGGTGGGCAAGGTACTGAAGATAATGCGGCCGGTAACGACGTTGACGTTCCTGAGCCTGATGATGCGGCGGATGCTGAAGATCAAGCAGAAGCGCCCACCGCCGATGACACTACAGAAAATCAAGATAATAATGACGCACCGGCACAAGGTGACGGTGATGTTCCAGAGCCAGATGACCCAGATGCAACAGGCGATGAAGCAACTGGAGACGGCGATGCCGTTGGCGGAGATTTAGAACCTGATGATATGGATGGAGATACATCAGATGGGGCTGATACCACGTCCGATGGTGTCACTGATGACTCTTCGTCTACAGATCAAACAACTGATAAAGATACAGAAGAAATTAAAACCTTAAATGGCCTTTTATTTAATCAATTATCCCCTGAGCAAAAAAAGATTGCGGATTTAGAACTTAAGGGACAGTTTATCGAATTATTTGAGAAAATTAATGAATTTAAATTAAAGGTAGATAATCTTGAAAGAAATGATGATAATTCTAAAGTACTTAATAGAGTTAGTAATGCTTTAATGCAATTATCAAATCTTATCAAGAGCTACGTTCAGTTCACCTATCAAACGAAAACATATATCGAAAATAAATCAGAGTTATTTTATTCTATTTGGACACTGGACAAGGTTGTTAAATTATTTGATACGGTATGCCCTAAAGATGCCTAAGGTGAAGTTAACCTTTCTAACAATATATTAAAATGCGTCCATATATTAAGCATTTATTAAAATTTGAATCCTGAAAGGAGAAAACACATATGCCTGTAGTTGGTAATACAAAAGCTGACGTAGTAATGGGACGCGGTGCTAACTTTAAAGAAAACCGCAAATTTGCTACTGCCATTAGAGAAATGACTGAAAATATTAGTGAAAATACGTCTATTGACTATTTCCTCAATGCACAATCTGCACTGATGAATCCTGAAGCTCGTGAAGCAGTCAAGGATTTCTTTGTAGAAAATTCTGTAGACGTAAATGAGTTTGCTGATAACCCAGAAGGTTACGCTGATCATAAGGAAATGATGGAAGCATTATTTGAAAATGACCGCGATAAGCTTCTTGAGTATGCAGCTATCGGTAGCTACAACCCAGTAATGGGTCTCGTATTCCCTCTTCATAAGAACCTTCTTATGAACAATATCTTCGATAAGGGTGCAATTAACAAGGCAGTTGCTAAGACGCCGAAGTTCACGCTCTCCATGAAGATTCGTAAACTCGTAACTCCAGATGGTGAAGAAATCGATATGTTCACCGACCAGGATAAACTTTACGATGCTATCGAAGCAACAGCTCCAGCTGTTGAGACCTTCGTTAAGCTTCCGCTTATTCCTGGTTCCGCAGAATATACAGCAGCAATGAAGAAGATCACTGATGCTGTATTTGGTGACCTTGGTCCAGTTAAGGGTATTGACAACCTTTCAATTGAGACGGCTGTTACGGCTATCGTAATCCCTGACGCTTATGGTCATATCGGTGATTACACTGTAGAAGACACGACTGGTAAGCTTAAGAAGGTTGAGGCTGACGGTGCAGTTAAAAACCTCGTTCTTAAGGTATCTCCTCGTCGCTTTGAGCCGGGTTATGGCGAAATCGATCGTCAGATGATGACGAAGGTTACTGCTACGTACTATACGGATGCAGACAATACTAAGACTGTAAACGTATATCTCAGTGGTTTCATGAAGAACAATGAAATCATGGTTTCATGCAGTGATTCCACGATTGGCGGCGTTCTTATTAAGTCTCGCCGTGATACTTCCAACGCTATGCTTCGTACATGCAGCGTTCGTTGGGATGCAGTTACGAATATCGTTGAAATTCCAAACGCTATTCCTATCAACTGCCCAATCTCCCCGGAAGAAGTTAAGGATATCAAGGCTCTTTATAATGAAGACCAGCTCTCCAATATCCTTGGTATGTTTAAGACAGTTCTTGGCAACTACAAGGATGATCGTATTCACCATGAACTCGATCAAAGCTTCCTTACGATGCCAAAGGCTAATAAGTTCTCCGAGACGTTTGACTTTGCACCACCAGACGGTTATGCTCTGGACTTCGTTGAATGGCGCCATAAGACGTTCATGGATGCACTTGACAACTATGCAACGTATCTTATCCAAGTCCTCAACGATCCTAACGTAACAATCTCCGTTATCGGTGCTCCAAACATTATCCGTAAGATTACACCGACCGAGTATACGTATCAATCCCCGTCCAGCATTGGTCCTGTAGAGATTGATTATACTCGTACAGTTGTAACAAGCGATAAGCGTGTCTACAACTTCATTAGCTCTGATAAGATGCGTAATAACCAGAACCTTATCGTTCTGCTCAACCCACGCAATAGCGATCGTGTTATTTATTGCATCTATGATTATCAGCTCTATCTCAGCAACGAGATTCGCAATAACCAAATGTATACACTCCCAGCAGTTCATGCATTTGAGCGCTTTAAGCTAGTTGCTTATCAGCCAGTTCAGGGTCGTCTCCGCATCCTCAACCAGACTGGTATGCGTAGCCGTATTGAAAATAGCGATCCAATTGGCACGAACCTCATGAATGATTACACTGCATTCATTCCGGATATGACGGGCTCCAAGCAGGTAACTGAGTATCCGAACAACAGCACTGTTTATGACACTGTAAACACTGCAAAGGCAACAGCTGAGGGTAAGGCTCCACGTAAGGTTGAGCCAACCGCTATTGACTAATTAAATTACTACTAGGAATAGCCTAGGCCACTCTGGGTCTAGGCTACTTCTTTTGCTTTTTTAATAATACAGAAAGGAGAAAGTAAAACGCATGATTAATTTTAAATTTGATGACATGCTTTCTTATCTTGAAAGTATTCGGCTAGACCCTGAGCCAGATAAGCTTAGAGAACTAGCTAACGAATTGAATTTGCTATTTAAAGACTCTACGTGTAAAGGAGTTCTTTATACAAATAATACAGATAAGATTTTCTTTGGCGTTTATGTAATGCCAGTAATTAATCCATCTGATATTTACAATATCATCATTGATGATAAATATACTCGTATCAATGAATACTATGTAGAGCTTGATTCTAAACTATTTGATGATAAATGTGCTCTTACAGCTAAAGAAATTTTAGCTATCATGCTCCACGATATTTCTAAATTGATTAATTCATCGAGTCCTATCGAGTTAGCTGTAAAAGAAATCGATGTATATCTTGATAAGACTCAGTCTTATATTAGACAGACTGATAATATCAACTATGCAGGAATTCTTACATTTGGTTTTAAGGACTTGCTTCATAAACTCACTAGCATCTTCTGCAACAATGAAGGTCAAGTTGTATTTAAAAATGATTTCGTAGATTTCTGCGGTTTCTCTGCCGATTTGATTTCTGGTATGATGAAACTAAAGAATTGTGAATACGTTTCTATTCTCAACCAGGGAGTAGATAGATCAATTATTATTGCTTGGGTTCTAAAACTTTATGACAATATTAAGACTCTACGTATTCAAACAATTAGAGGGCTTCGTAAAGCAATTGCTTACAGTCAGGTACGTCTTGTAAAGAATGATATGAAACGAATTATTACTAATATGGAACGCATTGATGACTCGGCACTATTAGAATCATTCTTTTCAGATCTGTTTAAGAAAGCAAACTCCTCTCTATATAAGACCCTTACTGAGTATGAAGGCGACTATTTTGATTTGAAGATGCAAGTTAATAATGTAATGGATGAAGATGACGCATTAGTTATTCTTCATAGCATTAATACAAAGATTTCAATTATTGATAATTACATTGATAATTGTGATCTTGAGCCTAAAGCATTGGGTCGAGCATTAAAATTACGTGAGAATCTTTATAAGCTAAGAGAAGAATTATCACAACGTAGTTTATATCGTAAGAACTATCGTCGTATTTACGTAAATTATCCAGAATAAAATTAGTGCCATGGGTCTATTTGCCCATGGCACGATACTTCTGGAATTATTATTTTTTATTAACCAGTACACATTATTATAAATCTTGAATAGATGAAATATAGAGTTATAATTAAAGGAGATGCGTTATAATGGCATTAGGACAGCAGTTATTTGGCAAGAAAAACAATAATAATGGAAACCAGAAGGTTAACGTTTATAGTGGTTTCAGATTTAATAACACTGAACAAGTTAAAAGCGGTATTACTTTTTCATATTGGAGCGACCTGCTTAAGATCGGAATTGCTCCATTGAAGCAAACGTCTGGTTCTGATTATCCTATGTATGATAGAGAATCAGAAGTAGCTGTTTATCTTACACCGCAAAAAGCAAAGATTCTCTCTAACGAGATTCATCGTTTTATTAATGGGGGATTTGAAAATACTGGTATTACAACAGGCTCATCTTTCATTTCAGTTTCCAATGGTGCTGCTTATGAACAAGAGGCTCCAGTAGTTTCTATTCGTAAGTTTAATAAAGACCTGTCTGAAATTGAAGCTGAGGCAATCTTTGTAGTCCGTACTCAGTTAAACTTTGCAGTTCATAATTTTGATATGTCTAAAGTTGATGGCGACCATGACTTTGACACATATAAGAATATGGATTTGGAAAACATTGCAATGATTTGTGATGAATTCTATCATGCTATGAGTCATGCATATGCTTATAGTGTAATCGATCGTCAGTCTTATACAAATAATAGAACCAATTCTACAATTATGGCTATCGCAGAAAAACTCGGTGTATCTACTGGTGGTAATTTTGTGAATAATAATAGCCATAAAGCAAAGAACTTTGCAAACTCTGGAGAAAATCAATTCTCCTCTGGATCTATTGATGATCTTTAATAAGTGAATGAATATATAGAAAGAAGTATTGCACTTCTTTCTATATATTTTTTATAAGGAGTTTTTATAATGGGAGCTATACGACCAATATTTGATTTTGAATCAGTATTTGACTTAGATTTAACTATAATTGAACTGATTCAAGAAAAATTCAAAGGGTCTAAGTTCTTTAATAGTGTGATGGATGAAGACCCGATGGTGGTAAGACTCTTGCTTAGAAGTAGGCAAGAGTATAATCCGCTGTCTATTATTATCAATGATGAATACAAAGACTCTATTGATGATTTATACAAAGAAATATTAACTAAGTATGCTGATGAAATTTATAGCAATACTAGCTTTACAGAATTAAGTAGATTATTTTCTACCCTGACTATTTCTGATAAATCTATTATTAATATATCAATGATTTGTAGAAATAGATACGAGGATAAATTATCCAAACTATTATCTATTAAGAGTCCAATTAATATTGTAAGACCACCAGCTATTAAGCAAGATATGTTTGATGCATGGTTTATTAAGAATTTAAATGCTATTGATTTATATTGTCCTGATATGAAAGCCAAGACAATATTTTTATTAGACTATGGTTTCAATGTAGAATACATTCTTGGGCAAATTATTCCCAAAGAATGGATTCATTATAAATATGGAATATATAATGAGATTATTATATCTCAGATATATTCCCAATTAGCATATCCATCATCTTAAGGAGGAATTTATTATGAAAACAGAAGGACTTTCATTTGGTGAAGCTATTGAAGCAATGAAGCAGGGTAAACGTTGTGCTCGTATTCATTGGAATGGCAAAGATCAGTATATTGAATTGGCTACACATATTAGCTATGTAAATAGCCATAATGAAGTAGTCAATGTAGATCATAAATCTGCTGGCAATGCGGCTATTGCATTTGTTGGAACCTCTGGAGTTCAACTTGGCTGGCTTGCTTCTCAGGCAGATCTTCTTTCTGAAGATTGGTTTATTGTAGAATAAGGAGGCATATTTATGCAAGATTACGCTAAAGAACTAATTGTAGAATATTTCAATCATCGTGTAGATGCTACAGATCATAAAACTATTACTAAAGAAGATGTCTATGTAGTTTGGTTCTGCAAGACTCTGCAAAATTGGAAAGCTCTTCTATCTACCACTGTAAGTGATGGAATGTATTATGAAGTAACTTATAATGGTGATAAGAAAGAAGCCTATATTGACGCATATAAAAAATGGGAAAATGTATGTGTAAAAGATAAAGACTAAGGAGATAGAATACCAATGGAAGTATTTTCTAATATTGTAGACCAACAGACTTTACGTAAAGTCAATCTTGATACTTTAAAAATTATTCGTGATGCAGTTGCTACATCATTTGGCCCATATGGTTCTTCAAGCCAAATTAAAATTGGCGATGATACATTACCTAAGTTTACTAAAGATGGCTATACCATTCTAATGAATCTTAAATTCAATGGTATTATTGAGACTTCATTAAAAGAAGTTATGGAAGATCTGACCCGCCATGTAGTTAAAGAAGTCGGTGATGGTACTACATCGGCTACACTTCTTTCATATGCTATCTTTAAACGATTTGTAACCATGGAAGAACCTAATAATCCAGACGTAAATTATGAAATCTTTAAGTCTATGCCACCAGTTGAAATTGAGAAAGCTTTCAAGAAGGTAGTTAAACAACTTAATGAAATCATTACTCATAATAAGAGAACTATTGAAACTGCGGAAGATATTAAAAAGATCGCTATGGTATCTACGAATAGCGATGAAGAACTTTCTCAGATCATTGCTGATATTTATAAAGAAAATGGTAACGAAGTCTATATTGACGTAAAACGTTCTAATGTAGATGAAGATTACACTAAGACATATGATGGTATGACATTAAACACCGGTTATGGTGATAAAGCCTACATCAATGATAAAGAACTTGGCGCAGCTAATATTAATAACCCACATATTTATTTCTTTGAAGATCCAATTGATACTCCAGAAATGGTTGGTTTTCTTCAAAAGATTACTTGGAATAATATTCTTGAACCACTACAGAATAAGAAAGAATTTATTCCAACTGTAATTGTATGCCCTAAGATTTCTACAGACGTAAATACAATTCTTGATAATATTCAAAAGCTAATCTTCCAGTATCGTGGAGCTGGTATTAATATTCCATTCTTAATGATTTCTAACGTACACCAGAAAGGTATCTTTATGGATATCGCTCGGCTGTGCAATGCTAAAACCATTAAGAAATACATCGACTTTAATAATCAGAAACGTGACCAAGAAAATGGCGATGCTCCGACTATGGAAACCGTTCATGAATTTTATGGTACAGCAGATGCAGTTGTTTCTGATTATGATAAAACTAAATTCATTAACCCACAGGGGCTTTATAAACCTGGTACACTAGAATTCTCCGATGAATATCTTCAGATGGTAGAATATCTTAAAACCGAGGTTGAATCTGCAAAGAGAGACGGTCAGTCATTAAATACAATTGGTGATCTGAAACGTCGTTATAATGCTTTAAAAGCTAATATGGTAGATCTATTTATTGGCGGTGCTACACCAGAAGAACGTGATAATCGTTTCGACGCCGCTGAAGATGCTGTATTAAACTGCCGTTCTGCCGCGGCAAATGGCTATGGTTATGGTGCTAATGTCGAAGGTTTTAGTGCTGTTTCTAAACTGAGTTATTCAGATTTTGCTGAGGACAAACTTGTTATGGCAATTCTTGATGTGCTTTATAATTCTTACCTAGATATTATGGCTATGCTTTATGGGTCAGCTGAAAATCTGTATCTTGATTCCTATAAAGAATATGAAGATGCTGGTTCTAAGGCTGTAGAATACGTCAACGAGGTTATCAAAAATTGGGTTCCTGTAGATGTAGTTACTAAGAAGATGTCTTACGATATCATTTCTTCTATTGATAGCGATACATCAATTCTAGAAATTATCGCTAAGCTAATGACTATTCTTATTAACTGCAAACAGTTTGTTTGCCCATTGCCTACAGTATCTTATAAACAAAGTGTTGAACTTGACAATGGTGTCAAGGCTATTTTAGAATAAAAAGTTATCCAGGGTTAGTATAATACTAACCCTGGGTTTTCTTTAAGGAGTTTATCTTATGGAAGATAATAAAAAGCAAGTCAAAAAGAAACCATTAACACTTGGAGAATATGGTAAAAATCCAGGTAGAGATAGAACCGTACCGACTAGTGTAAGAGAATCATTAAGGGTTCTTTATGCTATGAAATTTTCGGTAGTTACTAAAGCATATAATGCATTAACGTTTTATATGGACGAAACTAAAGATGGAGTATTTTATTTCTATATTAAAATTCCATCTGAAACAGTACAAAACTTTTTCTATGATGTAGTTATTAAACTGATTCCTCCACCAGAAATCAAAGACAAAACTGATAAATTAGATGATTACTATATACAAGTATTTTCTAATGATCCAGCTTTTGCTTTTACATATGCATATGCTTATAATAAAGAGCATCTTATTGTACCGGAATTATTGAATAAGTTTTCACCGCAATTCATTGATGATAAGCCTAAGGTAACTAACCCTAAATTGGATATCAATTATAGTAAAATTATTTACTTTGGATACTTATTCTTAAAGCAGCGAGGATTCTTTTCTAAAAAGATTATTCATAATTCTAAGATACAGAGATTCTCTTATAAGGATTTACCTGCTCTAGTTTTAGAAGTAGATAAAAAGATTGCTGAACGTATTGAGAAAGGTAAGACAACTAAACCTAAGAAAGATAAGAATAAAGAGAAACCAAAATCTACAGCAGCTAAACTTCAAGGTGGAGTCAAACATTCTAGACTAACTAAGTTAGTTGGTTCTTCAAAAAAGACGAAGCATACTAAAAACGTAAAACGTAGATAATTCATATATTATAATTGTGATTCAGTATATATATTTTAAAGGAGGAGAAGTATAAAATGAAAAGACATGCATTTGTTAATGGTGGTGAGCCTATAAGGATTAGACCACCGTATGTAGATGACTGGATTATGGATGGAATGAAACCAGAAGATAATTTATTCATTCCAGTCAATGGTGCTATGATTGCTCCCATTAGTGCAGCATTAAGACTTAAAGAACCAGATCGATTGTTAGATCGTTTCTTTATGGCGGCTAAGAGATCTTATGCAAAAGAAACTGGTTTGCTATTGCACTTTACGAATTATTTAAATTATTTCGAGAAGTTCTATGATACAGATAAAGAACTCTTAGCTATCTATACAAAAATAAAAGTCATGATAGATGGCATTCCAGAATATTCTAAAGATAATTTGGAATATGATTTGAGAAGATTTATTCTCTTTAATCCATCTATTGGTGCTAAGATTCGCACAATGAATATAGAAAACTTTAGAACTGAAATAAAAGAATATAAGAATGATAATAAGGCATTAGCTTTTACACCATATCATTCATATATCCTTATGGAAATTAGTTTATTTCAGATTCTTATTATTCCGATTATTTCTCATTATGCATTTAAGCATCAGGGAGAGATCGGAGATATCATTGATTTCTTAGTGTATTTCTTTAGAATCATCATTGAAGAAATGCATCCAGATGTTAATATTCTTGGCAAGATTACTGAAACAGTTATGGAGGCATTTACAAAGAATTTTAATAAAAATCCTATCCTGTGGGCTAAACAGCCTATACAGGGAAACAACTTTGAATCATTAGCCATCAATTGTATCAAGAGTATCATTGTAGTGATTATGCCAAAATATGAATATTATAGAAACAATGTAGTATTCAATCAGGTATCTATTCGCTATATGCTTAAATATACTATTAGTGATGGTAAATATGATTATGAGCTTAACGAATTGAATCATGATAACTATGATGAGGATAATAATAGTGACCTTGATAAGTTTGAAGCTCACCTGAGTAAGAAAAATGAAAGTCTGTTTCTTCATAATCGTGTCAATTATGAAATGATAATGAAGAAGATCGAACAGCACTTTGGGCCATTTAGACCTGAAGAAATCAAATACTATATCACTGAGTTATCTAAAGATAAGGCATCGCCTATCAATGAACTTCAGAAAGAATTAGTATTCAATCTGTTTTATAAGTATTTTGGTGATACGGCTGCGATTAAGTCAGTTGATATCCAGGATTATATTAAATTGATTCTGGCAGCTAAGAAACTTCTTCACAGTTATCACCTGTACAATATGGAAGCAATTGTTTCCGGCAAGGTTGTAAAGAATATCAATCGTATCAATATCAATAAGAAAGAATTGATTAAGATACAGAGTTCTAACTTGTATAAGATTATCGAAAACAAGTATAAAAATGAAAAGATTATCAACCAATGCTTATCGTTATTAGCTACTCTCTTAGCTAGTAAATTCCAGGTTATTGATTATGACCATCCTGAACTTACAGGACAGCCATTATCTATTAAACCTGACATGTTAAATCAGGAATTCTTAGAGTATATTTCAATGGTGTGATATGTATGAAAACACTAAAGGAAAGAATCTTTGATTCTATTAAAGGTAGTGAGTGGGCAGCAAGCAGACGAGAAATCGTCTGCCGTTGTCCTTTCTGTGGGCATACTTCATCGGCTAATAAGAAGCATCTTTATATTAGTGCTAGAGAAGATAAACCCATAATGTATAATTGCTTTAAATGCAATGCCTCAGGTATTGCAGATTATAAGTTTCTTCAACTGATTGGTATTACTGATAGTTCATTAATCAGAGAAATCCAATCATTTAATTCAGAGAAACTGTCAGAGAATCATAAGAATATTGTGTCAAGAGATTTCTCTTCGTATGACTCATATGATAGAAATAGACGTAGATATTTATCAGCGTTTTATAGTAAAACATCATATGAGATTCTAGAGAAGAAACTTGATTATTTAAATGGGAGGCTAAAATTACAATTAAATCAAACTGAATGGTTAGCTCAAAAAGTCTTATTAGATATTGGAGCATTCTACAAAGATATTCAAAGAATGTTTAATGCTTCAAGAGAAGACATGGATATCGTTATGAGAGAATATGTAGGATTTCTTTCAGTAGATAATTCATGTATTAGCTTAAGACATATTTACAATAATGATTTGCCTAGATGGATAATAGTTAATACAACTCATAAAGGCGATGAAGCTATATTAAATAAAGCATTTGGAATCCCTACAGAGATATCTAATACAATTTATATCTCTGAAGGGCAATTCGATATTCTATCAATATATAATAACTTGACGAAACGAGCACCTGGTATATATGTAGCTGCCTCTGGTTCTAAGTATACATCTACATTGGAGTATATCGTAGAGAAGTTTGCACTTATGCAAGTTAATCTTGAGGTATTCTTTGATAATGATGAGGCTGGTAGTAATACGATGAATTTCATGAAGTATTACTTAAATAAATTTAGGTTCATTTATAATGGAACAATAAGGTTTCACATAAATAAAAAATCAAAAGACTTTGGTGTTCCATTAGATGAAATAGATGACTATATCTTTTAATCTTAGGGAGGAGATTGTATTATGCATAGTAGAATTTATGCTTTTCAGCAGACAGGTAGAGGATTTATTATTCCCAAAGTAGAAGTAGAAAAAATTCCTACAGATATCGTTTAGATTGTATCAGTGTAGCAGACTATGTTGCCGAAATAGGCGATCTGCTACACGATATTGTTTACTGTGCTTGCGAAGACTACCGGGTGAAGACGTTCGGTAAGAGTAAGAAAGAGATACGGGAAGAGCGAGAAAAGAATAACAAAAAGAAAAGCGAAGGAGATGTGTATATATGATCGTGAAAGAAACGAATACAGGTATTTTCTATGATGCAATTGAGAACAATGACGGGACAATGATGCTGCACCGTTTGAAACGGGATAAAGATTGCAAGAAATGTTCCCGTGAAGAAGTGAACGACAACTTTGTTTTCTATGATTTCTATGACGTGGCAAAGCCGAACGATGATAACACGGTAATCTCTGACAAATACCTAAAACTGACGGATAAAAACCTTGAGTTAGCTAGCCGGTTGTCGGAATACAAGCAGAGATACGAAGCGTTGCAGAAAGCATTTGACGAGCAGAAAAAACTTTGGAAGAAGCGAAAAACGGAATATCGGGAACATAGCAACGAAGCTGAAAAGAAACTGCGTTTTAAGAATGACGTTGCAGTATCGCGTGATGATCAGATTCGAGTATTGATTAGTTGTGTCAATGCAATGGAATGTGAAAAGCAGATTCTCTTGAATCGTCTTTACGGATTGGAATTGGAGGTAGATAACAATGACAATACTTGATGTAATGCGGACAGGCACGCCAGAAGAAATCGCGAAGATGCTTGACGCACAGATCAGCGACGTGCAGGATATGCTTTGCTGCGACGTGTGCGATCACGACGATGACCCGGACTGGCAATGCTACGACTGTTGGCACAACTGGTTGAATAACGAGGTTGACGAGGGACTCTGCGAAGAAGCGAATTTTAACTTCTACCGCGATACGCCGAGGAACAGATACGATTACGCGCAGAAAGTCGCACAAACAGTGATTGACTATATGTCCTCGGTGCTGTGCCTGGCACCCCTCGATTTGTACGGCTTTAAGGCGAAACGCCTGAAAAAGATGTACGACATGATCGTATTCCTCGGCGGCGAATTGAGGCGCGGAGCCATGACACGAGCACAGCTTTTTGCGGAGGCTGACGCGATCAGAAAGCGGGCGACGGCATGATGGAGGAACTTGTGTATGCTGCGCTCGCCGTGCTGATCGGCGCGGCAGCCAGTATTATTGCAGGAGGCGATGATTGATGATTAACATTGAGGGACTCTGGAAATACGATGACGCACAACGGCAGATTTCCATACTTGCAAAACTCAACAGCCGGATGATCAGCGATATCGGGAAACTCACAAAAGAAAATACCAAGCTGAAACAACAAGCTGAGGGAGCAAGAACCGAAAACAAGCGGCTGACCCGTGAGAACGACGTACTGGACATGGATTACAAGGCGGCGAAAGAGCACGCACAGGTTGCATGGGAACGCCTTGCGGCAATGCAGCACGAACTCAACCGATTGGAAGCGGAACTCGACAAGGAAAAGAAGAAGAACTCGCGCGTCAAATGGGTATATGACATCGACCTGCATTGCTATGCGCCGATAGATGCGCCAGTGCAGGAACTGATGAAGCATATACCGCTGATTCCCGTGACAGTGAACGAAAAGGAGGAGACCGACGATGACAACGAGAGAAACGCTTTCTAACTGGGGTAATGGTAAGATCTTTAATGTAACTAAAGTTGGAAAGAAATATTTTGTTACTGTGGATAAAGACGGTATTTTTGAATTCGTTGAAAGCAATTGCGCTAGATTGAGAAAGTTAATGGACGATGATAAGAATTTTGTTCATAACGTTATTGAAAGTTTGGGGATACTGTCACATTAAATTTTGATGACACAACGGATATTTATATTTGCTTAGACAGTATGATTCTTCCAATTTTCCAGTTTATTTACTTCTACTATATTTACCTATATAAATCGGTTGGGGATGATTCATTACTGCTGACGCAACTGTTTGATTATCATTTTTAATTAATAAAAGCCCCAGTGGATTAATTTCCACTGGGGTGCTTTATTTTTTGCTTTGGAACAGAAATATAATGCTAATACCATAGAAAGGAGATTATTTATGGGTAAGTTTCTTAGTAAGACTTATGTAAAATCAATAGATTCTATTATTAATAAAACTATTGATAATCTACATAATCCATATTATAAATTTAATGATAAAGCGCCTACAACGGTAACGTATTATAATATTAACGTTGAAGCGTCAAATCTAGATGAAGGCACTGGTACATCATACAGTTATACTAGTTTGGATTCATCTCTCCGTTTTAATAAGATTAAAGACTTTATTCTATATGGAATTGATAGAGTGCAAACTCAGATTGAAGCCGGAGACTTCGGCGCAGAATCAGAAACAATCGAAGGTGAAGCTGTATTATTACCGAATACAATTAAACCATTTCCTCAAGACTATTTTTCTATTAATCATTTAGGAAAGAATATTTTATTTAAAATCTCTAATGTATCTTTAGACACTATGCCAAATGGTGTAAATACATATAGACTTAGCTATAGACTTTCTACTGTATCTAGAGATACAGATATAGATAATCTAGTTGTAAAGAACTTTACGATGATAACGAATAACCTAGGGACAAATTTAGCATCTGTCATTGAAGATGATGAATATGCTTATTGCGCTAGATTAGAAAAAATAACTGATTTCTTAAAGAGTATTTATCGCTCTCTATTCTATAGTGATAAAACACAGACATTTGTATTCAGCTATGATGATAAAAATTTCTATGATCCATATTGCATTGAGTTCATTATCCGTCATGAACTAATGAAATCATCTGAATTACCGTATCTACATATTGAACACCAGTTATGGCCTGGTACATTATTCCCTATAGAATATACGAAGACCTTTTTCTATTCATTAGAAACAAAGCCTAGATTAGAAAAACTATGTAATCCATCTTATGAAGCTACATTGATTACCGATCAGACTTCACTTTTATCTAAATTTGCTGAAGCATATTATGCAGTCCATTTTTATAAAATGGGTAATAGATATCCAGTATATACTTTTGATGATAATACTGTAAGTATTATCAAAGATAAAGAGTTCTATAAAGCAGACTCTCCAGAATACTTTAAGAATATTCTTATTATGTATTTTAATAATATGGAGTTTGATGAAAAGACATTAGAAGTGTATGAAGATTTTGATTTTACGAATACACCAGCTAATGAGATGTATTATTATATTCCTGCTGCTATTTATATTTTTGAACGCACAATTACGGACAAAATGAAAAAGTTAGCAGATTAACATATGAGTAATCTAATAGGAGGATCAATTATGAATAAACTAGACATGTTTTTTAAAGAAGAAATCGACTACGAAGACTATGTCAATACAGTAGAAGAAGATGCTTCTTTAGATTTTTTAGTTGAAAAAGATTCTCCCTCTACAATGAATGATGAAGCTGTTGATGACGATCCTGAGTCAGAAGAAGATAAATTCGATATCAATGCTCTAATCAGTAATGATGAAGAGGAAGATACCGGAGAAGAAAATGATTCAGGATACGAAGATGAACAGCCTGTAGAGGAGTCTACAATTATTCTATTTTAGGAGGAAAACAATGGATAATGCTATTGATAAAGATTTAGATGCGACTATCGATATTCTAGACGCTACCGAATCTGATGATGCTTCTGACCGTACTGTAGATGAAGTTATTGATGATGTTTCCGATGCCATCAATGACGTAAAATATGGTGATTCTGATGATGACGATGATGCCATTGAACGTGCTGAAGGCATTGAACCAGAAGAAGTTGAAATTGAAGCTGAAGACGAACATGATGCAGCTGAAATTGAATTAATGAATGAAGATATGGATAATGATCCAGACGTTGCTGACGATGGTGTTATTGAAATGGCAGCAGATCTTGAAGATGAAAAAGAATTGGAGGAAGATTAATAATATGGCAACAACTAAAATTGTATCAGTTGAATCTACACATCCTTTTATTGTACGTGGTGTTTATGCACGTAGTATTTTTCGTCAAGCACTAACTATCGATGAAATTTATCAATGCCTGACTCAGCAGACTTCAGTTACAGAACATATGCCTGATGGAACAACTAAGCGTTTAGATCTTTCTAACTACAAGAATGAGATCGCTAAACAGCCTGAAGTTAAAACTGTTAAGGAAACACCTAAGGTTGCCCCAGTTCCTGAAACTGAAACAAAAAAAGAAGAAAAGCCTGAGGTAAAGCAACCCCAACAAAACAACTTTAAAAAGCAACCTAATGCGCAAAAAACAAATACAAACAAAAAATAAAATAATGGGCTAAGGGAAATTTCCCTTAGCCCACTTTTGCAACTTAGCAACCTACAACGATATCACCCATTGTTGTCACCTCCTTTCGTGTCAATAATGGATGACGTAGAGTCATCTCTTGCGGCGCTTGGGCAGAACTTCCATCCAAGCGCACTGAATCAACATCGCTGCTGAATAGATAGAAATTACAGCGAATATTGAAGCAAGTACAGAATCTAGGAGCTTCGGAATTTCGTTGAGATACAGCGAAAATTGCATTCCCGTCACTCCTAATTGCATAATGATGAGAGATGATATTAACATTAATACCAACCCTGCCGGATGTATCTTTCTTGCATTCTGAGCCAATACTCCGAATGCTAGAGTCAATACCAGAATGGCTGGTATATACCAGTCAAGCCATTCTGCCAAATTCTTCTCAATCATGAATGCCAACCAATACTTGGTCGACAGTTTCACGACTGCGACGCTGCCTAATATCATCGGCGCGTAGCCAATGATAAAACGAACGGCTGGGAGGACTGCTACCTCCCATACTAACTGTGCTGTTAACTTGATCATATCGATCACACCCCTTTCATATCTATAATATACAATTATTTTTATAGAGTTTAAACAACTTGCGTCTGGAACACTTAATTAATTATATTAGCACAGGAGGATTTAATATGGCTAAATTTCAATCTATTGAAGTAGCTGAAGACTTAGTCGTAGATGGTAAGATAACTTCAAAACATCAAGAAGTTTCTCTAGAAGGTCATCAGCATACCACTAATGATATTTCAAATATAGATGAATACTTTCTAAATAAACTGCAAGAAGATTCATCATTTACAGTATTGAACTCACTACAATTAAATGGGTTAGATTCATCAGCGTATTTGCAAAATACAAATCCGATTTACTGGCAAGTCAATCATAATCTTTCACAACCATTAGAATTTATTGCTCCAAATAGAGATTTGTATATTCAATTAACTGATGGGATTCTTTTAGAAAAAGAAGCTCATGTATATCTTAATAATAGAGATATTGTATTTAATAAAGAAACTGGAGAAATCTATTTCGGAAATAATGATAAGATTCAAGACTTCAATGATATTAAATTAATGACAACTTCCGACGGATCATACAAATATTTATATATCAGAGAAACGAATTACAATTCATTATTAACTAATTCTATCCCAGTATTCCAAGCTTTAAAAGATACTATAACTGATTATAGTAATGGATTCTTTGATGAAACCAAGACAGTATCATTTAAATCAATGAATTTATTTGAAACCGAAGAAGAATCATTAATTGTTCCATTCTTCTTAGGCAAGGAAGTACCATTAGAATTACGATTATACGCTAAACTAAATAAAGACAATACGCAATACATGATGCTACCAAAGAAGAATATTGCTTTTGTATTCATGTATGGCAATAAAGAGATTGGATTATTCTATATTGATAATTTGAATATTCCCTATAAGTATAATCTTCCAGATGGATTTGCTGATCTAAATCTATCTGATGATGCTAACTGTTATTTTGTTAAACCGTCTGATGAATTTTTATCTACTGTTAAATCAGTATATCTATTTAGACCGAATACCTTTGGTGTGAAGCTCAATAAGTACGTTGGATTTAAGCCAGAACGATTTACAAATCTAAATGGTTTTATCCGTAGCGCTGCATTAAATGATTCTCAAGTAGATGTATTAGATGCATTAAAGAATCTATTCTATTTAAAAGAAGACTCACCTGAAGAAAATAATAATGTATTAGCTAATATTCTTCGTAGTAAAGCCACCACCATTAATGGAGTTCAATTCCATCCAGGTGATAATATTACCATTAAAGCTGAAGCCGTTGGTGGTAATGCAGATACATTAAACAATCTGAATTCAACAAACTTTATTAATAGAAATGAAGTAGTTGAATCAGATGGTAAGATTGCTAGATTTGATAAAGATGGTCATCTTATTTACCCAGATGGACATAGTGAATGGGTAGAATAAGAGGTGATTTCTTATGGCTAAATTGAATAAGAAATTATATATTAAATCAGGTAATCTATTACAGTCTGTAGATTTATATACTACCAAAGAGGAATTAAATATTACCTCTGAAGATATTTATGGTGTAATTAAACTACCAAATTTTGAGAACGGAAATACAGTTGTTGCATACTATAAAACAACTGATGATAGATTCAGTTCTAATAGATTAAATAAAGCAATTCAAAAGAATGATAAGACTGTATATGTAACTAAGCAATAAATATATCCCATACGGAAATTTCCGTATGGGATAATTTTTAATTTAATTCTTTATTACTTTGATTTCTTTGTAGCATCATAGTCTACGCCTTGAAGCTCATCAATACCCTCAGTTGCAAGCTTCTTTACAGAATCCTTTACAGCCGTTGTAATAGCGTCTGTAGAGTTAGAAATGATGCTTACGAGGAAACGGTTACGAACCTTAACCCACCAAGAGTCAGACTTTTCAGCATATGCTGTAAGAGATTCGCAATATGCTTTGACTTCAGAAACAACCAGAGAGTCAATTTCTTTTTCTCCAAGCTCAATAAGCTGCTGAAGAGCATTTTGCTGGAATTGGTCAATGATACCATTGACTACACCAGTAAGAGCTTGTTTTGCTACATCGTCGATTTTAATAGTTGCCATAATAATATCCTCCTAAAGAAAAATAATAAATGAATTTATAATAATGTGGTTGATTTTATTCTTCCACAGTATCATCTTTAGCAGCTGGCTCTGCATCTGTAGATTCAGCATTATCGGATGTTTCTACAATATCTTCTGTGTTTTCTGTAACGACATCAATGATATCTTCACAGAATGTATTGATGGCTTTAATATATTCATCACGATCTTCATCTTCACTAAGGATATAAAGACTATTAGAAAGGCCAAAGACAAATTCTAGTGGTTTAATACCAATACCGATTAGCCAAGACTTAAATTCATTAATGAAAGTATCTTTCTTTTCGGTTGACTCACTCTCATATTTCTTAATGAATTTCTCAATTAATTCTTTATCAAGAAGCCAAACCATCTTTTCAGCGATCGGACATTCATTTTCATCTTCATAATGACTGGTTTCAAAATTGCTAATAGACTTAGGCGGCATAAGATGCGTAAAGATAATCCCTGAGGTGTCATAGCAAGTCATAGCCGTCCACCCATCAATGAGACGAACATCAAATACACAATTTAATGCCATAGTCGCACCATTGGCAAAATGAACATTTACTTTCTCCATAATAGCTTGGCTACTATCCTCAAGTAATGTATCATTTGTTTCTTTAAGGTATTTAAGGTAAGCTAATACAGTCTGATAAACGCGGATGCTACCGACTGAATTAACTGGTACATTCACAGTTTCATCAATAGATCCTTCTTTAACTACTCCAATGAAACTTTCTTGATTAATTAGTTCTTCAATTGTTTCATGGTAATGACCATCGGCAATTACACTTCCATGGTCATTGTAAATAAATACTCTAGAATCCTGTGCCATAATATTACGCTCCTTTACTAAACGTGTTAACTTTATTTAAAATAATGGGAATATATTTATTTAAAACAGCATCTCTTAAAGAAGTTTCTACTGATTTAAGAGAAGCCATTTCAAAGGCTTCCATATCTTTAAAAGCCACAGTCAAACATACCATAGTTGGATAAATATTTAATGTAAGTTTATCCTTATAAACTACGGCTACGCCTTGCTCTTTAAGACGAGAAAAGAACTTGGTTTGTAGTTTATAAGCTCTGCCAAGTTCAATATCTCTATCAATACCAATATCCAATTTGCTTTCAATCATTTTTGTTCCAATTGTAATGATTTTGGTTAATTTATCGGTTACTCCATCTACATCACCAAAATCATACTCAATACGAATAAGATCCATTGAAACTCTCCTCTTCAAAATAAAATAACTAAATCTATATCTTTGTTTCTCCAGGTGTAAGTAATTATATTTAAATACATCTAAATAACGAAAGGAGGTTTATACATGCAAATTTATTATCAGATGGGTACAAGAAATACTTCATTTATTAAAATGCATGAATTTCTTCAGGCCACGGGAATTAAGAATAATAAATTTATGCTGACTCTATTAGACCCTGATTTAGCACAAATTGATCCATATGATCCAAATTTAAATCAATATATGAAAGCCAAAGTTCTACGTGAATGCATGTCTAATTTTTGGTATTTCGCTAGAGAGATAGTTCGTGTACCAGACCAAGGTGGTAGCGGTACCATGCTAAAATTGCATCGTGGTAATATGGCTTTATTCTATTGCTTAATTTATAATTTAAATACATTTTTAGACTTGCCTCGTCAGCAAGGTAAAACCTTGTCAGCTGACGTATTTTACTTATATGCATTTAACTTTGGAACGACTAACTCTACAATTGCTTTTATGCATAAAAAGCTAGATGGTTCTAAAGATAACTTGCAGAAGCTAAAAGATTTAAGAGATGCGTTACCACAATACTTAAGAATGGATCAGCCATTTACAAGAAGAAACCAAGATAAGAAAGCTAAAGCGTCTGATACTATTCTTACATTGGAACACGCAGTCAATAGAAATAAGATTATTACAGTTGCATCCGCCCGCAATAAGGTAGCAGCACAAAACCTACTACGTGGTAAATCTATACCATTATTATGGGGTGACGAATGGGCATTCTGTCCTTACAATGATATTATTTATGTAAATGCTGCACCGGCTATTAAGAGAGCAGCAGATATCGCTAGAACCAACGGTTCTATTTATAGTATTCTATTTACGACCACACCAGGTTTCTTAACTTCCGAAGAAGGTTTAACAGCTTTCCAAATGAAGGAAGATGCTACACCATTTAATGAAAAATGGTATGATCTTCAATATTCTGAAATTAGAGAAATCATTGACGCAAATATGCGTAGTAATTTTATCTATATTAGATTTACTTATCAACAGTTAGGATGCTCTGAAGAATGGTTTAGAGAAATTTGTATCTTAATGCAGAATAAATGGGACGATATCCGTCGTGAAGTTTTACTTGAATGGTCTAACTCTTCGGAAAATTCTCCATTTACTCAAGAAGAACTTGAAGAAGTAGATAGACTGACTAGTGAACCAACTAATACCATTCTACTATGTGATAATAAGTATACTCTTAATATTTACAAACAAATTCGTTATGCATCTAATGGTCAGCCAGTTAATCCACCAATTATAGGTGTCGACGTTTCTGGTGGTTATAAACGTGACTCTAGTGCTATATGTATTATTGATAGTGAAACCACTGAAGTCATTGGCGATCTAAAATGTAACTATATTAGTCAGATAGACTTAGGTAAAGCCATATTTGAAATTGTAACTAAATATATGCCTAACGCAGTAATCAATATCGAAAGAAATGGTGTAAAACGCACTGCATAGTTAGCGATGGCTATGTATCAACGGTGTTTATTGCTTTGAAGAAGGAGTAAAGTGATCTCCTTTGTTTAGCAGCGAAACTACGAAAGTAGGACGTTCAACGATCATCCCTTGACGAGGGAGTAGAACCGCAAGCTAATGGCGGAAGAAAAATACCGGACTGAGTATTTCTCAGTATGACATATGATCTCATCACGTTCTGTAATAGAAGTGTTTGGAAAACCAAATATTATAGAGTTGCGTCTATGATAAAAGACAATGGGTTTGGTACTGCGGTTATAGCATTATTAAAGAAAACAGCAATTAAGAGAAATCTTTACTATGAATATAAAGATAAGATAGTAGAAGAGTATGCAGGTAATGGTGTGCATACAATAAAGAAAAAGAAACTACAAAGAGTATTTGGATTAGATTCATCAAAGAACGTTCGTGAACTTCTTATTGGATTATTAAGAGAACGCATGGAACATCATAAAGATAAATTTAATTCTAAATTACTATATAATGAATTCTTAGGTCTTGAAGTTAAACGTGATGGTAAAGTAGACCACTCATCGAATACTCATGACGATTTGACTTTCTCTTATTTAATGGCTTTATACGTATGGTATGAAGGTAAAGATCTTAAAGAAAGATATGGTATTACTAAACAGACATTGAAAACTGACGAGGATGTAGATGATTCAGTGTTTGATGTCGTAGATGATACAGTAGATATTACAGATGATATTGATAATATGCAAAAGGATATGCTTGATGATGGAAAAGAGCAAGCAAGTAATGAAGCTCAAAATAAAGCATTCCAAAAAGCAAAACATGATATTGGTATCTCTTATGATAAGTGGGATAAATCTGAAATAGAAAAAGAAAAATATTTTCTTACCGAATTATTGCGGTCGCATCCAGATGCATTAAAAGCTTATGCTTATAAATACCATATGTCTACGGAAGATATTAATATTATGAAAGACCAATTAAATAAAGATGATTCCTTAGACTTATTTAATTTCTTTAATGACGATGATAAAGAGTACAAAGTACTTCAGGGTAATTTATCTAATTTTTATAATGATTTGGACGATAGATAATTTAGTCGGTATAGAGAATCCGTCTCTATACCGACTTTAAATTGTAAACTATCTAAAACAAAGATGTAATCGTTTATAATTTTTAGGAGGAAAATAAAAAATGAGTAACAATGAAAACATGGCAATTATTAAGCAAATCCCACGTAGAGATCGTCTTGAAGCGTTGGCAGAAGAAGCTAATGAATTGTCTCAATCTGCACTTAAACTAGTCCGTGCAGAAAAGCTAAGTCAAAATCCAACTCCTAAGACTGAATATGAAGCAAAGACATCTTTGCTTGAAGAATTTTATGATGTGCTTATTTGTGCTTTATCGTTAGGAATTAATATTCCTGGCGAGGAAACACTTTTAAATAATTTTAAAGTAAAGCGGTGGGCAGACCGTATTAAAGGAGCTGAAAACAATAATGATAACGTATGATAATGAAGATATTTGCCGTTCCGAAGGTGAAGTAGCTGAAACGTTAGCCGTGTTTGATGCAGATTATGTATTCAGGCTAATTGATAGCCATATTCAACGACGATTTGATAAACACTTTGTGCCACTTCCAAATATCGTCCATAGTTTTAAAATGGTATTTAATAATATCAAAATTCAATTCCCATCTGATACCGAAAATACAAATATCAAGGAAGAAGAGGTATACGATGAAATTATCCGTACAGTATGCGAAAGATGCAATCTTACATTCAATGCAGAACAAGCGACAGCAACTAAATATGCTATTGCAGCCACTGTATATGATGTTGCTGTTATCAACTTTAGTGATTACTTTATTGATTTCCTGTTTAATACCGTGGTCAAAGAAAAAGAAAACATCTACGAATTCTTAAATTCTAATAATCTTATTAGAGAAAAAGACTGTGAAACAATTTACAATCTTAAAAATATGAGTGATAATAAATTAGCTATTATTGTGGCTAATTTCGATAGGGCTTTACAATGCCTTATGGAAATGGATATCGGTTTTGATGATTTTATCAATGACATTTTTGGATTTGATCAAAGACATATTGCCGATATTATGCTATACAATTTCAATTATAACGGGAATTTCTTTAGTGATACACTAAAGATTATTGCCACTAATAATAATCTATTTTCTATTTATGTAAATGAAATTAGACTAAAATTTATGGGGGTATAACCATGGAAGAAATTAATCTCAATGAAATTGAAGTTAAACCACTTGAAGGAGAAAACAAAATGACTGAATTCGTACAGGCCATCTATACAGATGATAAAGGTAATACCGTAGAAAAACAAGATGTAGAAAATATGGCTACATCTATGACTGATGAAGCTAATGAAATTGTAGATGATATTAAAGAAGAAGTCAATAATATTGATATTAAGAATATCGTCTATGAAGGTAAAGTAGCTGATGTAGTTGGTTATAGTAAAGATTGTATTCCTAAGCAGATTCGTAGATTCACATCAGAGCAGCTTCATAGTGTTCTTGAAATCTATGATGAAATCTTTGACAAAGATGTCAAGGATATCTTTGAATATGTAAAAGATCCTGAACTAATGAAGGCTTTTGAAAAAGCAGCTAAAGAAGAACACATCTCTCCAATGAATAAAGATATGATGCGTTTCTTTATTGAACATCAAACACGTTCTTTTGGTATGGACGTTATGTTTGAAAAATCACAGGAAATGCTTAATAAGAAAGTCAAAGAAGAAACTGATAAACTTGCTGACTCTGGTATCTTTGAACAGTATGTAGTCGAAAGCAAACAGAATACCCTTAATAAACTCACAGCTGTAGTTGAAAATCTTAAGAAAGATAATCCAGAAGATGATAAAGCTACAAAAGAAAAGAAAGCTAAAGAAGTTCAACGTTTTCAAGCTACAATTGATATGATTAAAGACGTTGGCCCATATAATTCTATTCGTAATTATGTAGATGACCATACAGGTATTCTTAATAAAAACAAACTGTATAAGAAGTTTAAAGACAATGTAAAATCCATTGATGAAAGCCTTAAACAGAATGGCATGTCTAAATTTAGCTTTGGCTATATTGTCAAAGCCTCTAAAGAACTTATGATTGAACCTGAAGCTGTTATGGCTATCGCAGCTGTACTTAATAAATTTAATATGGCAGAATTGTCTAATCGTTCTTTCGTATTCTATATGATTCTTGATATTGCTGCTGTTGGTTATGCTACTTCATATGGTTCTTTTAAATGTAAAGAAGTAGAAGCCGCTAGAGATGACTTCAAACAATTATGTAAAGATCTAATTTCTAAAATTGAAGAACATGATAAAGAGGTTCTAGCTTCTAAAGCTAAAATCAAAGGCAATATTATGCTTAAAAAGAAATAAGATCATATAATAATTCTTTCTAAAGGAGGATTATATGGAAAAGTATTATAATGATTATAGTACAGTCTTACGTGATCCAACTCCAGAGATTCCATATGTAGAAGCAGCGTCTTCTACGGAACGTGGTTATGATTGTCCTAAGACTGACCTTATTAATGTAACACATGAGCTACCAAGAAAAGCTATCAATATTTACTTTGAACATGCTACACCAGAATACAATTATGCTTGCCATCTAGAGGAAGGTTCTCCAGTAATTTGGGATGTTTCTTTTGTTCGTGAAGGTAAGTTAATTAAGATTAGTGGTGTAGTAGATAAGATTGAATATCATGCAGACAAATACAACGGTAGAGTTTATACCCATACATTGAATGGTGTTATTCCACCAGAAGATGAAGTGGTTGTGCGTTTTGATTGCTCTATCGATAATAAAGCTAATCTAGTATCTATTAATATCCAGAAGATTCGTCAGTTAATTTATTCTAAGGCTAACTTAGATGATGAATCTGAGGTTTTAGTATTACCAAAAGATTCTTATGCATATTTTGAAAGAACCCAACCAGCTGCATATCAAACAATTATTACTGGATTCCCTAAACCTGTTGATGGGACGAATGTATTAGTTGGTGATTATTGTTTTGCGAATATGGTTGAGCTTAAAAAGATCAATAGTGTTTTATCATTCCCAAAGATGATTACAGCAGACTTCATGTTTAATAACACGAAGTCTCTTACTGCTGTAGACTTTGGCTCGTTTGATAAATTAGAAACAGCTGAAGGCTTCTTTGATGGAGCTAAAAGCGTAACATCTTTATCTCTTGAGATGCCTAAAGTGAAAAACTTAGACTATGCATTTAAAGATTGTGAATCATTACAGTCTATTGAATTAAATGCTCCAAGTCTAGAAAGTGCTACTGGTATCTTTAAAAATTGTAATCAGTTAAAGACTGTTTCTTTACCAGCTAATAGCGTTAATTGTGACTTAGAAATTCTATCTCCTGTGCTTACGGATGATTCTATTACGAATATTCTTAAAGCATTAAAGACAGATAGAAGTGATTTAGAAAAGCTTAGTCAGAAACGCTATATTACATTCTGTAATCATACTCTTTGCCCAACTGATGCTGTAACAATTGCAGTTAATGCAATCGTTAAAGGCGGTTGGACTATTAATGGGCTATATACAGAAGACGGTTCATTAGAAAATCTTCAAGCTCCGAGTGAAACAGATGAATCTGATAAACTAGATTTGGATAAAGAATATTCAGATAATCTAGTAGATTTGTATAAAGATTTATCTCACTAATTTTTTAGTTTTTAAATTGGAGGTGAGAATAATAGATGGCAACACTTACGGAAACTAATACTGCTCCTGAAACGTTATCTACTAAGTATTTAACCGAAGGGTTTATGCGTAATGGTAAACTAGTTGAGCGAAAACGAGTAAAATATGATGTAGTTAAAGTAACTAGCTACGCTTCAGTCCCTACAGCCAAAGGGTCTGTAGATGATGAAGCTGTAAATGTAGGATATCTTAATACTAAAAATACTGCATTAAAAAATGAATTGACGACTTCAATCAATGCAGTTAAGTCTACGGCTGAAAAAAATGAATCTGATATTGCATCAATGAATACAACGATTACAAATATCAATAATACACTCAGTAGCTTGAACACTACAATTCAAAATATGAATACTACACTGACTGCTGTAAAAGAAAAAGTCGACGGACTAGTCGATGGCAATAATACAGCTTACTAATATATTTTAAGTCACTAGTCTTCTTAGACTAGTGACTAATTTTTTTGGAGGTGAAATAATGGGACAAGTTCTCGTTGACTCAAATAGCTTAACTGCTATTGCTGATGCTATACGTTCAAAGAATAAACAAGACGTAAAATATAAACCTAATGAAATGGCTGGAGCAATTAAAGCCTTAGCCTTAGATAATTTGGTAGTCATTCAAAGCAATGACGCTTGGAAATATTCAGTCGATTCTAATTTAGAGCATCAGAGTATTGATGTTAAAGTAAATGCCGATTTAATAGGTGATAATACAACTGGTTATACGAGTAAAACTACTTTTGACCCAACTATTAAATCTAATTTTGGTTATATAGCTGGTAAGATTAAACAAACTGTAGATTCTACGAATCATATTATTAATTTTAGTGCTGGCCCAGTTACTGAAACTGATAAACTGATTCAAGATGGTTGGGCACCAGTCTATGTTATTGGTGATGGTAGTGAATATGGTTATTATACGACTACAACACCAGATGATGCGAACTCTTTTAAATCAATAAGTAGCTCAGATAATATTGAAAATATATTAATATGTGGCTATTATACAAAAGATAATAGCACAGGAAAACTTTCTCCTGTCGATTCGGACAAGAATTATGTAGGAAAACAATTAGTATCTACCTATACAAAAAAAATTAAAAACACTTATGCTACTAGTATAGGTGATTCTGCATTCAATAGTTGTAGTTCATTAACTAGTATAGATGTGTCTAATGCTACAAGTATAGGTGATCATGCATTCGATAATTGTAGTGCATTAACTAGTATAGATGTATCTAATGCTACAAGTATAGGTGATTATGCATTCTATAATTGTAGTGCATTAACTAGTATAGATTTACCTAATGCTACTAGTATAGGTGATCATGCATTCAATAGTTGTAGTGCATTAACTAGTATAGATTTACCTAATGCTACTAGTATAGGTGATCATACATTCGATAATTGTAGTGTATTAACTAGTATAGATGTGTCTAATGCTACAAGTATAGGTAATAATGCATTCAATAGTTGTAGTGCATTAACTAGTATAGATGTGTCTAATGCTACAAGTATAGGTGATCATGCATTCGATAATTGTAGTGCATTAACTAGTATAGATGTGTCTAATGCTACAAGTATAGGATACGATGTATTAGCTAACTGGTATACTCCTAAATTAAAATACATAGTAATAGATAGCAATACCGTATCAGCAGCTCACGTACAACCGTGGTCAGGTGTGAAAGTCTTAATTCCACAATCTATGATGAGTGCTTATGCTGCCGATAGCTATTGGTCTAGCTATACATCATATCTTGATGCTATTGAAAATTATACAATTACAAGAGAAAATGGCCAAATTAACGTTGGTTGATAATTCTCCTAATATAACTTACAATGGAAATATGAATGTATTCTTAGGAGATGCATTAACTTCAGATAGAAAAATATTCTGTATTTCAAATAGACAGCAATCTGAATTTAGTGCATTAGATACACCAATACTTATTCAGGAAAGCGAATTCGCAATTGGTTATGATCCAGATAGGGATATGGGCAGTAGTAATGCTGGTATCAATAATACAAACAATTTCTATAATTTAGATCCAAATGCTAAATATAAAATAACTAATTTAAAAATTGGAGATACTATATTAACTGATGCTGATGTGTCTGCCGATAATAGAACAAATAAAAATGAAATAACTTCAAATTCTACAAAGTGGTTTAATGTTAATACATCTGGTTGGTTTAATAGTGTATATAAACAATGCACTGGTATAGATTTAAAAGAAAGACAGAATCAAATTGTAGATGAACCAATAATTTCTACAATTCCAGTTAGTATTACCTTTACTAATGTGACGCAATAACATTCATGTAATCTTATAAAGGAGGTAACTAATATATGACTTTAAGAGAACAGATTAAAGCTCTAGTTACTACCATTGCTGGTGATATTAAAGCAGTTAAAGCATCAATTGCTTCACTTTCTACAACAGTAGGCACTACTGAAACATTAGCAACTGATGACAAAACATCTATTGTTTCTGCTATTAACGAAGTTAATACTAAAGCAGCAGCTGGTGTTTCCACTGAATCACTTAATGCAGCTGTTTCCACTAAAGTTACAGAAGTTGTCGGAACAGGTGAAGACAATGAATTTGTCACACTGTATACGACTACAAGAGACGCTAAATAATTAATTTATATCCACTATGGGCATTCCCATAGTGGATATATTTTTTATAAGGAGTGAAAGAATATGTTTATTTTTGATGAAGCAAAATTATTAGCTAAAGAAAGATCTGATTTCGGTATTCCTGAATTAAAGAAATATCCTATGCCGGATAAAGCTCACGTATTAGCAGCTATTCGCATGTTTAATCATGTAGATGCATCACATGAAAAAGAATTAGCTAAAAATATTCTTAGTAAAATGCATAAGTATAATATTTCAACCGATTCTATTGGAGATTCTAATAGACTTAAAAAGTATATTTAAGTACATCAATTTAATAGCTTTTTAGGAGGTATATTATGGCTGTACCCGAATTTTTAAAAAAGGAAGGAGACTCTCTTATCTTTAATGGAGATGGAGAATTAGTCTTTTATATTCCAGAAGATTATTTTAGAGCAGATGGCTCCATGAAATATGCAGAAATCGCTGGTGATTATGTAAACTCTATTGGATTTTTTAATTATGAAGTTTTTGATAAAAATAAAAAATCTAAGTATGGTTTAAAATTACTATATTTCCCATGTGTTATCACTATGCTGCCATCTGATATTGAAAAGATGAAAGGTATCAATATCAATAAGAAAGTATCAGAAGAAAAAGATTATCGATTCTTGTATTTCCGTAAAGGAGATACTGTTATTCAAAATATTAATTGTCCTCAAGACATTGCAAATACAGAAAATCTATTTAAAATTTTTATGATTACCGGTAGAATTCCAAATACAATTCCATATGATAAATTACATGAATATCTTATGGATAGTATTAATTATGCTGGAGCAGACTTCGGAGTAAACGCTCAAATGTTTGGCATTGTTATTTCTGAATTATGTCGCTCTGTCAATGATGAATCTAAACCATTTAGACTATCTAAAGAAACAGATATGAATAAATACAAATCATTATCTGTTAAATTGATTCCTAAATTTATTTCTCCATTTACGGCTATCACATCAGAAAACTGGGATGAAGCCGTAGTAAATGCTTGTATTGATTCTGAAAATGATAAGAAACGTTTTGTTGACTCTCCAATGGAAAAAATCTTAATGAAATAATAAATAATGAGGTGAATTAACCAATGAGTTTGAGAGAACAAATTAAAGCTGCTATTACAGCTATCGCTAATGATGTAAAGAAATTAATGAAAACCAAAGCAGACTACCATGAGTCTGTAGTCACTGGTCTGACTGTATTGAATGATACAGACCATATTAAAATTACCCGTACAGGCAATGTATGTGTTATTTATATTTATGGTAATACCATCGATTCTCAATTCAATGTAAAAGATGGATTAACTGAAATGGATTACCCAGAAGAATCAGGGTTTTATTCATTAAAGCTAACCACTGCTGATAATCAATCAATCATCCCTGAAGGATACAAACCATTTTCTAATACAGAATTTAAATCCATTTCTTCAAATGGAGACTCTTTAGTTGTTAATAAAGATGGTTCAATGGTTCTTAAAGTCACAAATTTAGCTAATCGATTCACCGCTAATTTGGCGTTTACATATGTAACAGCTGATAATGAACCAGCTGAATAAATACTCTCCAAATAGGGTGCAAGATTAACATAGAATTAAAGTTTGTATAGGCGTTTATGTTTATCAAACTAGCTAGTTTAATAAAAAATAAAGGAGGAAATTCCTATATGATTGGAACGAAAATCATTCTAGAAGATAATTCAGTTATTCCGTCTATTGACATCGCTGAATCTTCTAATCAACCGGTAATCATGGCTGCTTTTACGTCTGATAAAGGTACTGAAGATTTTATCGAAGTTAGTGGCCAAGAATTCTTTAAACAATATGGTACTAATATTTCCTTTAAACGACATGGCCAACCGCTATTACAGGCAGCTAACGCTATTAATAATGGCGCTAAATTATATTGTAAACGTGTTGTTGACCCAACTTCAAAGTTGGCAATGTTTGGTATTATTGCTAACGTACAGAGCACTAACGTTCAGAAACAACGAATTAAAACAGATTCTATTACAGGCAATCCAGTAACAGATGAACAAGGCAATGTTGTTTATGAAAAACTCTTTTGGAAGAAAGATGACGTAGACAATATTCCTACTCCTGAACTCCGTGTACTTTATAATGAAACAGATGCAGGTGCAGAAGCTGTTCCGGCTACATTCCCTGTAGCTAAAATTAACTACACCGCAGAAACTATCACTGATGATTTCAAAGGCGATGCTAAAGCAATGGCTCAAGCATTTGAAAAGAAATATGGTGGTAAACTTAACTCCTATCCACTTTTCATTATCACTGAAAATGGTCGTGGGGTTTCTAATAAGAAAGTATTCATTTCCGTAGATACTTCACTTGGTAAAACGGCTGAATCTTGCCGTTATACTATTGAAGTCTATGAAGATGGTACTCGTCTTGAATCTATGATTTTCTCATTTAATCCTGATGAAATTGCTAACGGTTACAACCTGTTCTTTGACAGTGTTGTTAAACGTTCCTCTTCTCAGATTAAATGCTATGGCTTTGAAGATTCTGTATATGCTTTCTTCGACAAAGTTGCTGAAATCACTGGCCGTACAGAAACTGAAATTGCTAAATCTGATATCTTTAATGGTTGTGACTATCGTGGCAACTCTATTGAAAATATCGAAATCGTTACCGAAGGCTCTGACGGTGCTACCACTGTTAACCTTTGCTCCATTAATGGGCTTAACCTCGTTGGCGGTGAAAACGGTGATGAATTTGGTAATGCACCAATTCTAAATCGTACAGATGCTAGAGATGGCAAGCTCTCCACTTATGATAAAGAATTTGAGAAAGTATTCAATGGTGAATTTAGTGACGAAATCTATAACTTCGATAATCGTCCTATTGACGTAATCGTTGATGCTAACTATCCTGACAACGTTAAGCGTGCAATTAGTGATCTTTGCAACTTCCGTCAGGATATTTCTTATTTCCGTGATATGGGCTTTGGCCATGACACTTTCCAGGAAATCAAGAATCGTAAAGCTGATTTCGATACAGATGATCAGTCTACACGCTATACTAGCACATATTGCCAAACGTACTCCATTACTGACCCATACACATATAAGATTATCCCAGTAACCATTGGTTATTCTCTGGTTCGTCTTATTACAATGCATTGGGGTAATGGCCGTAACCTAGTTCTCGCAGGTAAGGGTAATGGTTGGACAATTCCTGAAATGATTGAAGGTACTCTTAACTTTACGCCTAAAGTTACTCCTGCGGAAGACCAACAGGCTCTTATGGATGAATTGCGTATTAACTATGGCTACTATCAGCAGGGTGTATTTACACTTGCTACAGAATATACTAGCCAGCAACGCTTTACGCAACTGAGCTATATTAATAACGTTCTTCTTGTACAGAATCTTATTAAAGATATTCGTATTCAGTGTCCTAAGTCTCGTTATAAGTTTATCACAGGTGATGACTTCTCTCGCTATACGGAAGACATCAACAATGTTATTTCGGGTTATAGCTCAAAGTTTGATGGTATCAAAATGGAATGGGTACAGGATGCTGTATATGCAGCTAATAAAATCGTATATGCTATCATTAAAGTTAAATTTAAAGATTTTGCTCAATACGAGATTTTCCGTATTATCGCTGTTCCAGTTGGTCAAAATCTATAAGAGGGAGGTATATTTAAATGGCATCTAATGGCGAAATCAAATACATTTTTGACGGTACTACAGAAACTAAAGACCTGACCTCTTATGCACTATTTCGTGGCGTAACTGACTGGGCCGATCTAACACAGTTTAACCAGTTTGAAACAGGTTATTCTTTCCTAGTAGTTCTTTCTATCCCTAAGTTTATGAAGCTTCTATCTGAAAAGAATGAGAAGTATCGTAATCTTATTGAAACGTATGTACACGTTCTTGAATATGAATTCCGTGGTCTTGAAGGCATTGACAATATGACTTCTGACCCGAATGAATTGACTAACGGTATTAAGACTCTTAACGTAATCACGAAAGTTAACTCCCAATCCAATGGCCAGTTTACTATGCGTTATTACGAAAAAGCAGGTTCTCTTATCACCAAATTCCATGAGCTTTTCCTCCGTGGTATTAAAGATCCAACTACTCAGGTTAAGCATTATCATGGTCTTATTGAGTCTGGTGACCTTGAACCTAGCTTCGCTAATGAAGTATTCAGTTTCTTATATATCGTAACAGACAACTCTCTGCGTAATGTTGAAAAGGCATTCTACATTGTAGGCGCTCAGCCGACTAATGCGGATTTCAATATTTACAATAGCACGAAGGGTACTATTGAATTCCAAGAACTTTCCGTTGAATTTAACGGGTTCCCAATTCAAAATACTCAGGTCAATAAACGTGCTCAAGAACTTCTTGATTGGATTCGTAAGGGTACAATTTGGAATGAGTCTGAATTTACTTACAGCGGTGATCTTATGCCATATAGTAAGACACTTGTCGGTAATGGTACAGGAAACTCTGGCGGAGATAGCACATTCTCTGGTTAATTTTATTGAAACAAATTTAGGGCTATACCACGATTGTGGTATAGCCCATATTTTGTCTTAATAGTTTTCACCAGTGTCAGAAGTACCGCCGCCCGCATCAGATGAATTTGAATCTGTGCTGTTACGTGCGTGTTCCAATCTAGTCTTATCATAAACACGTTTAACCATATCTTGGTCAATATATGCTTTAATATATTCAGCTCGAAGATTATAAGCATACTCTTGCTTTTCTTCATCACTCATACCGTTGCTAGTGATTTCAGCAACAACCATAGCCATATTATTAGCATTATCCATAATCTGGTTAGTATTGGTTACATACAAGAATGATGGTTTTGGTAATTCCATTTTAATTTTTGCAGTTGGATCATTGTATTCATTACGATAGCACAATGTGTAAATATTAGAATGCCATCTATTACAAGCTGCTTGCCAACCATTCAAATGTTTCAAGAATCGACTATTAGACATAGATGCTTGAACAGCATAGTCTAATGTTTGTCTTGATTGCAGTAATTCTAATGGTACATCAGCAGCATTAACAGCCTGTTCTTCCAGGCTATTCATTAGATCAGTTTGTGGATCAATATCTTGACCTTGCATAATTTCAAATTGTACCGGAGCATCTCCAGATGGACCAACTGGAATAACAAAGTCATTGAATCGACCAATAATATTTAATACATTCTTCATGTTTTCCAGCTGTCTAATATTAAAGTTATTCATCTTAATCTGTTTAATAGTATTCAATAGTAATTTAGAAATATTTGTATCAATACCAGAGTTCTTTACATAATATACTCGTCTATCTTGAGAACGACTCATAATAGCTAGAGTATTCGTAATCTGTAAACCAACCCACAATTTAGCTGGGATTAATGATTTAAAGATACTAGAAATACCACGTTTAGATTCTGGATCTTTTCTAAAATAGCAATGAGTTACATCATCAGGTGGTAAGAAAGTGACTCTAAAACGTGATGCTGAATTCTTATCAAGATTAGCAGTCTTTAAAATAGCATAAATTTCTTTCGTAAAGTCTTTATGAAGATTGATAAATTTATCATCAATCTTAGCACTCATCTTTTGAGCAATTAATTTTAATACGGAGTCATCTACTTTACCTGCATTTTTATTTAGATTTGCTTCTGTATTACGAACTACCCCTAGAGTATTTAATGGAGTTGTCGTGTCATACATTGGGCTATCCGTTCCATCCGCTTTAAACAAGTTTTCATCTTCAATATAATAATACCCTAAGCAGATTTCATCTACATATACTGGGATGATATTATAACGGTCTAAGCGTTTAATTAATGAACCATTGATGTTTAATCTTCCTAGCTTTGGTTTCTTTTTAACATCGACAAAACCATCTTTACTATTATCGAAATAATCTGTCATATCTAGTTTATTGCTAGGAGTCAATCCACTAGAGATATTTTTATTTACTTCATCTGAGGCTTCAAGATTGATAGAGTATTCTTTAATAGCAGCTAGTCTATCATATGCTTTTTTGATAGCCATTGTTTCTTTAGGTAAGAAACCTCCTGTATTGAATTCTAATTCAATCTTTAGGTTGCCGACTTGGTCATTAATGTTAGTTTGCTTTGGACCAGTTCCTAGCATTTGAGAATCTTCATGAAGAATATCTACTGATTCAGAAATATAATTTGAATTATCACCCATAGACATTAGTCGTCTAATAGCCTTGTCATATGGTACACAATAAACAAATGTTTCACCATATTTAAGAACGTTATAAAGATTATCTTCTAGGAATTCTTCCATATTATATTTCTCAGTGATAATATTAATATTGCTTTCAAACTGTGCAGGGTCTGTTGCATTTGTAAAATTACCAGTCTCAGCATATTTTAAAAATGAGAAATCAAAATGATCTGAATATAGAATATTATCTACCTTAAGCTTGATAGTTTCTTCCAGCTTAGGCATATACTTACATACCATATCAATTTCTGAGTCAAGTTGCTTAAGCGTTCTGTTATTAAAGAACGCACTATACATTTGACCATCATTTTGTAAATCTTCAAATAACCCTTTAAAACCATCTACTGTTCCAGGGTCGTTTTGCATACTATATAATTTACTATACAATGAAGAAATACGACTAAGTCCAGTAGCGGTATTGTTTGTCGCAAGCATCTTATCCATAGATGCATTAATACGATTACCAAGACTCTTGATTTCATTATCCGAGTCTGGTTCAGTAAACATAGTCCTTCTATAGATACCAGTCATAGTATCTTGAATGTTTTTCATTAAATTATTCTGAGCCGATGTTTCTTTCGGCGTCTTTTCTTTATCTTCAGCCATTCATAAACCTCCTTGAAAAGCTCTTATTTAAGTTTTAATTCAATGTTTTTGCTATATTTAAATCCCCATATGGATATTCTCCATATGGGGATATCGTTAAATAAACATAAAATTTTCAATCAGTATATTAGACGCTGATTTATAAATGAATATTCTAGCTAAATTCATTGTATCTAGATGATAAATATGTACATCTATTCTATCAGTTTTATTAGCTGGCATCATTGATTTAGTTAAGAAAGCCCCATAATCATTACTTTCAAATGTAAGTCTTCTGGCTCCCTCATCAGCTTTTGTTTTATATAAATCCAACCATTCTTCGGATTTATTATAATCTTCTTTCTTATATACTAATTGATTCACCATCAAAAAATTCTGTATAGTTTTTAAAGCTTGACCAAAATGTTTATTAATCTCGTAATACCAATCATAATAATTAAACATAGAATTTCCTTGTTTAGCTTCTTTAATCATCCGTTTTATATCATCATTGGAAATATAAATATCTCTATCAAATACCCCTATAGAACCACTGATGATTTCCTGTAAGCTACCATTATCTTTTGTAAATGCATAAGCGGTAGGCTTTCCCTTAGGTATATAAAAATATACACCGATTTTACTAATCTTTGAAATCTTTTCTATTCGTTCTAGTTCATTTAATGTAAGCTGTTTATTCATTATTTTTCTCCCTTGGAATAAGACATAAATAATGCAGTTGAACCTGGCATAGCATGATTAACTAAGAAAGGATTATTCTTTTTACCATACATTTTCATGAACGCTGGTAATTTCATTTTATCATCGCTTTCATAATAACCATCAAATGGTTCTAATACACCATTCTTATAAATTTCAAAAGTTGTTTTTGGTTTATAATTCTTAGATGCAATCAAATCTTTAATCTTATCTGCCATCTCTTCAAAGTTTGGTAATCCCATCCATTTATGACAGAAGTTCAATGCATCATGAGTTACATAATCTTGAATAAAATGTTGACCAAGCATATCATTTTCTTTTTCGTCTAAACCATCTTTTTGGAATACAATCTTACCAATCTGTGTATCAGGTCCAAGATTGAATTCACGAATAATACTAGGATATAGACTACTAAAGTCATAGTCAATTAAATTATTAAATAGCATAACCGGTTTATTATCAATTCTATACTTACTTCTTGGCGAAGCTAAAGTTGGATCTGCTACAAATGCTCCAGGGAACTTTTCTTTTTTCTTTTCCTTGAATTTGTTTACATTATTACCCATAACAAATCCATTATCCCAATAGAAAGATGCTTGACGGTTATTTAGATATACAGTTTGTCTATGCACTTTTGCATATCTCGTATTATTTACAACTGATGAACTATATACATATGCAATATCATCTGTTTCATTTTCAATACATACCTGAACAAGAACGTCGACGATATTGTAGAATACGTACCGTTTAAAATCCAAGTATGGTAATTGAGCAATGTTTAACGTAATATCATGATAGTCTAACTTCTTAACACCACATACTGCTTCGCCTACAGAATTCAACGAATATGATGGTAAAGCTTTCTGACCTTTGCGGCGAGAAGCGAATGTAATCATTTGATCAAGATAAATAGTATACGCACTGATTCTCGCGTAGTCTCCTCGTTCAGCAAATGTATCTTTAGCTCTTTCATCTACATAATAAAAACAAGATTTATGAACGAAATCTGGATGACAAATAATATCTTCAGGTTTATAACCTAAATTCTCTATACGTGCAATCAAGTATGGAATATCAAATGCCATGTTCCAAGCTAATAGAAAATCTGGTTGCTCTGTATTAATATCTTTAAATACTGCATCAATCAATTCAATTTCTTCATCGAAAAATTTTAATTGATATGATAAATTATCAATATGGAATTTCTTTAAATGATCTTCGCCACCAACTACATACGTAATTAAATCATGAAGCTCATTAGTATACTTACCGGCGTTCCATTCTTCTTCAAATTGTTTTATCAATGGATTCTTTGATTCTCGATAAATATACGTATGAATCACATTATTAAAAATATACGTGATAACACTAACCGGAGCCTCACCTGGTTCTGGGAAATCCCCGGCAATATCAATAATATCAACTTCGATATCTAGAAACCCTTTAGAAGCTGGATGATATTCATTTTTATATTTCTTGCTAAACCAAAATCTATAATGGTCTTCAATATTCATATCTGAAAAGAATACACTATTTACGGTATGAAGTTTTTCATTTTCTTTCCACATACCAGCTCTACGATTTCCATTAAAGAAATCTACATTATCTGTATTCTCTGCAATAGATTGTAATAACTGACTATTCTTACAAATGACTGGATGCACATTTTCTTTACTAATCATAAAATGATGATACGATGTATCTACCCCATCATTTGCAATAAAATATTCATAATCAGGATCTTCAATCTCTGTTTTAATTTTCTTTCCTGTATTATTATCTCTAGCTACCATAGTTAATACAGACGGTAGCCATTTACCTTTATCATTTTTTCTAGCTCTAATAAAACTAGTTTGTACCATAGTTAAATCATACCCTTCAGGGTAATCGCTAAAGAAGTTTAGCATACGTATTCCTCCCTAAATTGAGCTAATTACGATTACATGTATGTAATTTTACATATATTATTTTAAAACTGCTGGATTAACTTCTTAATAAGCGGTTATAAGTTTATTATTCTTAAAGGAGAAATTAACATGAGTAAAGCATTTGTAGTGGTAAATCAAAATGAAAACAAAAAAGAAAAGAAGGGACTATTTAGTTCTTTAAGAAGTGGTAAAGAAATTACATTTAGCGTTGAGCCAGATGTAGAATTAATTGAGCCAAAAAAGAAGCGTCGGCGTCGTAAATTAGACGATGATTCATCAGGTAAGAAATCATCTGATGATAAAAAATATGTGGCTGATATTGTAGCAGCAGATACTCCGATAATTGATTCTTATGGCGAAGTCACTGATATGATTCGTACTTCTATTAATCAAATTAGTCAAATTCAAAGTGAATTAAAAACTGAATTTGACCAGCTTCGTGCTTCACGTATTAAAGGCAAGTATGATTATATTACTGAATTATCTTCTGTCATTGCTAACTTATCATCTACTAAATTGCAAGCTATCAAAGAAATTGAAAATATTATTACCACATCGAATAAGATGGAGATCTCTCGTATTAAAGATCTTAAGATTGAATCTGGTGATGATAATCAGGCTATTATGGGTCTTTATGAAAATATCGTAAATACACCAAGACAGCAATTAAGTGGAGGATTTATGCCAGCTGTTCCAGCCAATGGTATTTCTGGTACTCCGCAGTTTGTATCTTTGAATGATGTAAAGACATATGATATTGCTCCACAGACTACTCCAAGTGATAGATTTACTCCAGAAGAAAATAGAATGATTCTAGAGTCTAACCCGGATATTAAAACTGTCGTTGTGTATGACAGACGTACAGATGATAGATATTTCAAAGTCATGAATATTAAGACAGGTGAATATGTTGAAAATATTGCTGTTCCAGACCCATTCTTACTAGAGGGTATGTCATTCAATTTCCATACAATGACTGCAAGAAATGCTAATACAAATATGAATTTCCCACTAGTAGTCATTGGTGAAGAAACTGAATATAGTGATCCAGTCGGAGTGGGAACTGGTAAAATTATGGATGATCTTGGGGGGAATTATTAATGTCATTTATATTTGATTTGCCAAAAAATAAAAAGAAAGATAAGATCAGAAGTCCAGAGTCTAGTACTAATATTAATGCTATGGATATTTTAGTACATAGAGTAAATCATTTAGATAAAGTAACTAATAATTTAGATAAAAATATCGATAATATTATTGACCATGTGAATACTTTTATTGATAATACAGAAAATAATCATAAAAACTTAATGACTAAATTTATAAATGCCAATTCAATAAATGAAATGCAACATGCAATGTTGGAGGATAAGATTGAAAAAATGAAAGACCAAATTACAACACTACAAGAAACAAATGATTCTCTTGAAGAAAATATTGAAGAATTTACTGAACACCTTGAAACACTAGAGCGTCGGTTTAAATTTAGCATTGGTGCTTTAATTACTATTTTTGTATTAATACTTGGAGCAATGTTTGCAAATACGTTTATGTAATAAAAAATAAAATCTTGAGGGTAGTGGAAATTCCACTACCCTTGGCTTTCAGTTTATTTGAATGCTTCA